GCTTTGAAAAATCAGAATTTGATTGATAATAGTATTGAGCGATCCTTACAAGAAGCATCCGCGAAAGTTAACAGAAACTTATTGGTGGTCAAATAATGGCAATTATTGTTCCGATTCTGACTCAATTTGATGATAAGGGTATTAAATCCGCTGTAAGAGAATTTGAAAGAGCCAAAACTAATTTAGATAAATTTGGTGCGACAGGCAAAATATTTGATCAACTCGGACAAACTTTAACAAAAAATGTAACAGTCCCAATGCTCGCTCTTGGTGGAGCAATTGGGTTTATGGTCAAAGAGGCCATTGAAGCACAGGCAGCGACTTCAAGACTTAGACAAATTTTATTAACTACTGGTGGCGCAACAGAGCAAGGTGTTGAGGCTTTACTTAAACAGGCTTCCGCTTTAGAGAAAGTTGGTGTTGCTTCAAGAGAAAGCATTGTCACAACCCAATCACAACTTGCAACTTTTGATTTACAAGGTGAAACAATTGCAAAACTTACACCTGCAATCTTAGATTATGTGTTAGCAGAAAAAGGTGCTGCCGCCACAGGTGACGATTTTAAGCAAATGACTAATGGTCTTGCTCAAGCCTTGAATGGACAATTTGGTTCTTTAACACGAGTGGGTTTTGTTCTTGATGAAGCGACTAAAAAAACTATTGCTAATGGAACTGAATCAGAACGTGCAGAGGCTCTCGTTAAAGTTTTGACTTCTACTTATGGTGGTTTTAACGAGGCTCTTGCGAAAACTCCTGAGGGAAGAATAATTCTTTTACAAAGAGAGTTCGGTGATTTAAGGCAAGAATTAGGTGGAGTCTTTTTACCAATCGTTTTGCAGATAAGTGATGTTATTAAAAATCGTGTTATTCCTGAAGTTGCAAAATTGGTTGATAAATTTAAGTCTTTGAGTCCTGAAACCTTAGAAACAGGTTTGAAAGTCTTAGGTTTAATTGCAGTTCTTGGACCATTAGCAATTGTTATAGGAAAAGTCATTGGGGCTATTTCAACTTTTATTGCGGTTTTCAAAGTATTATCTTCAGTTTTATTAAAAAATCCAATATATGCAGTAGCAGCACTACTAGCAGTTTTAGTTGTTGCGTTGATCCACGCTTTTCAAACCTCTGACAAATTCCGTCAAGGAATACAAAAACTGGGTAACGCTTTTATTACTTTTGTTGAGGGCGCACTTAATTTTGTTATTGATCATATGAATCTGTTTTTGAAAGGAATGAATTTAGTAATTAGAGGCCTGCAAATGTTTGGTGTTGATGTTAAAGAAGTTGGTCAAATAGCACCAGTCGCACTTAAACGCATAAGTCTTTCAACAGTTGAAGCATCAAACAATATGGGTGCTTTAGCAGCACAAACAGATACTTTAGGTGTTGAGATTTCAGAAACAGTTGTACCAAGCGTTAATCGGATGAACAAAGGCTTAGAAAAGACATCTGAAGAATTGAAAAAGGTTAAAGAGGCAGCGAAAAATGCTGCGCAAATTGTTGTTGACAAACTTGAAGAATCTTTACGTAAAGCAGAATCAGCCCTTGAAGATGTTCGTGGCAAGTTCAATAACTTTAAGAATGCTATTGGTAGCACAATCACAGGAATCTTAAACTTTGGTAAAGCCGCTGAATCAGAAAACTTCTTAAAAGGATTATCAGATCAAGCAACCCAAGCAACAGTTTTTGCTGACAAAGTTAAACAACTTGTTGTCCTTGGATTAAACGAAAGAGCAATTAGAGAAGTTCTGGATGCAGGTTTTGAGGCTGGTTCTAAGATTGCTGACAACATCATCACAGGTGGGGCAACAGTTGTTGAGCAGGTGAACACTCTTGTTGATTCAATATTTAATGTTGCAGATTCAGTTGGTGAGTTCGGTGCTGTTGCTTTCTATGATGCTGGTGTCAAGCAGGCTGAGGCTATGGTTGCGGGGATAAAATTTGCTTTGGATCGTGCTAGAGCAGACTTAAAATCAATTGTTGATGGTTTGGCAACAACAGATGTTGTGACAACTACAACTTCAAAAGTTAAAAAAACAAAAGAAGATATACGAACTGTTCTTCCACCTGATACATCAGGTTTTGGATTAAATAGATTTAGTCGTTTAGCAAAAGGTGGAATAGTAAGTTCTCAAAAAACAATAACTGTTGGTGAGGCTGGACCTGAAGCAATTATTCCTTTATCAGGTGCTAATTCAGCCAAAATGGGAAACACATTTAACATTGTTGTTAACGCTGGAATTGGAACATCAGGTGCACAAGTTGGTAAAGAAATTGTTGATGCGATAAAAAAGTTTGAAAAGACTTCTGGCCCAGTCTTTGCGAGTGCGTAATGTCAGTTCCTGCCACAACTGTTGAAGTTGGTTTTGATTTATCCGCTCTTGGTGGACCATTCTTTATCCTTGATGACCCTGTTCAAGGTGTTTTAGATAATACTGAATACACTCTTGGCGGAACTTTATTTTATGATGTTTCAGAATTTGTAAGAAACGTTTCTGTAAGACGTGGTAAGTCAAGACAGTTAGATCGTTTTACCGCTAGTGTTGCTACTGTTGAATTTAATAACAACTCTCGCGCTTTTGACCCTGAAAACGCAGCAAGTCCTTTCTTTGGGCAAATCATTCCTAAGAGAACAATCAAAATTGAAACAGGTGGTTCAGCAGTCTTTTATGGTGTTGTGGATGATTGGAATTTAAGTTATGACCTTTCGGGTCTTTCAACAACTGATGCTGATTGTGTTGATGGTTTTACTTTGTTGGCGCAGAGGGCTTTGTCAGCGCACACAGCGACATCAGAACTTTCAGGTGCAAGGATTAACGCTATTTTGGATAGAAGTGAAGTTAATTGGCCAGCATCATTGAGAGACATTGACACAGGTTCACAAACACTTCAGGCAGATGTTGTTGCTGATGGAACAAACGTTTTGGAGTATTTGCAACTTGTTACGGATACTGAACCTGGTTCAATTTTTATTGGCGCAGATGGTTTCTTTGTTTTTAAGGATAGAAGTGTTGCACCTGTTTCAGCGGGTCAGGTCACGTTCTCTGATGATGGAACAGGTGTGAAATTTAGTGATGTCCAAGTTGTTTATGGTTCAGAACTTTTGTATAACTATGTTCAGGTTGAAAGAAATAATGGTGGCACAGCAATCGTGTCTGATACTGATTCGATTAACTCTTATGGTCAACAGGCGTTGATTTTGGATAATCTTTTGATGAACTCTGATGCTGATGCTTTGGAGTTGGCTAACTATCTTCTTTCCCAATATTCTGAACCTGAATACAGGTTTGAGACTTTGACAGTTAAACTTGAGGCTTTATCAAGTGGTGATCAGGCAGATGTTCTTGGTCTTGAAATAGGAGATGTTGCCAGAATTAAATTTACCCCTAATAACGTTGGCTCGCAGATAGACAAATTCGCATCCATTATTAGAATTGATCACAACATACAACCCGCTTCACACCAAATTACTTTCGGTTTCCAAACATTAGATTATAGTAGTCTTGTGTTAGATGATAGCGAGTTTGGTTTGTTAGACACAGGCAGATTAGGTTTTTAAGGAGTTTTAATGGGTTCTGGTTATAGAACGTTCACCGCTGGGGAAATTTTGACGGCCTCGAATGTCCAGAATTATTTACAAGATCAAGCAGTAATGGTTTTCTCTGGTACTGCTGCACGTTCATCTGCTATTGGTACAGCAAACTTTGAAGAAGGAATGCTTACTTATTTAACTGATGTCGATAAGTTACAGGTTTATACAGGTGCTGCATTCGAAGATGTGTATCCTGCTGCTGCTTCTAATCAGGGTTTGACTCTGATAAATACAACTAGTTTTAGTGCAGTAGCAAGTCAATCTATAACACAGTTTTCTGCAACTTATGAAAATTACAGAATTATAATTAGGAATACTGCACAAACAACAACAAATGGTGACCATACAATAAGAATGCGTTCTGGTTCAACAGATGCTTCTGGTTCGGATTATTTCTCAGCAGGATATTTAACAAGAGTTAATAGTGGAACTATCGGCACATTCAATGAAAATGGTTCAACAAGTTATCGTATAGGTGACGGCATAACAACAGAGACAGGTATTTATTATGTTATAGATATGTTGTCGCCATTTTTGGCTCAAAAAACAGGAATTAGTTTGAGGTCATCTTTTACAGATACAACTGCTCGTTGTGGTGTTACAAAAGATGGAATTCATAATTTAACAAATTCTTATGACGGATTTACTTTATTATCAAGTGCTGGAACAATGACAGGAAAGGTTTCAATTTATGGCTACAACTTCTAAAATATTTGTTGGTATAAATGACCAAGTTGTTGAATTAATTGGTGCAGATAAAGAAGCATTTTTAGAACAACGCGCTAAAGACCAAGCAGAAGCAGAACTACTTGAAACGGCCAGACTTGAGAAAGAAACTGCCAGAGCATCAGCGATAAATAAACTTGCTGAAATTGCAGGACTAACTGAAGAAGAAATTAACGCAATAATTTAGATATTTAAGATGGCTTCTATTTCTTCAGTTGTTAAACCTGAAGCCTGACCCAACTTAGTTATGGCATCAATGCGTGCCTGCTTCTTTGCTTGATACTCCGTTTCAAGTAGTGCTTGATTTTCTTGTGATTTTGCTCGTTGTTCAAGAAACGCTGTTTTTTCAACACCAGTAAGTTCAATGCGTTCGTTATCAATGCCAATAAATATTTTTTCAGTTGCCATTATTTAGCCACTCCAAAAGTAGAAACAACACCTGACATCGTGCCACTCAATGCTAGAAGTGTAAAACCATCAAAAACAGTTGAACTTGCCTGCCTGCCAGCAGTTCCCATAATATAACTCGCACCAGCAGCAGCACCAACATTAAAAGTATGCACCGCTGTTGTCTGAGCCAGATTTGGACTATACAAATTTATTTCAACACCTGTTTGATACGGTTGGTCTTTATCTAATAAACTTATATTCCATTCATCAGTACCAGATGCATTTATATCTTGAACAAAACTGCCTGCAATATACATTCTTTGACCATTGTAATTTGTTGTAGTATCTGTACCTGAAGCACGCAATCTCATATTTAATGTATTATCATCAGCGCTGCTACCTGTGATGACAACAAAAATTTTGTAATTGTCATAAGTTGATGTAAAAACTGAATTGACTGATTGACTTGCTACTGCACTAATCCAATATAAATTACGATAAACTTTCAAAACGTATTGCGTACTAGCAGGAGATCAATGACAGAACAACCTTGGTTCACAATAGAACAAATTTTAGAGACATATCAGAAACGTTTTATTGTTCTAGGTCATAAGAAACAATTATGGCTTACCGATAAACATTTGATAAATCGTCTTAACAAATTTGCTCACCCCCAGTTTGCTACCACAGAGGACCTTGAAAAAGCAGTAATGCTTTCACCAGGGCAATCAACTAAGAAAGCAAACATAAATAGATACAAAATGATTTATCGTCATTTGCTGTATCTAAAACTAATTTCTGAAAGAGAATCACCAGCGGAGAAACTGCCTAAACTTCGTAAACCTAAATCAAGTCCTAGGCCGTTTACACATAATGAGGTTGCGCTGATTATGAAAGAAGCGAAAGAGCCAATGAAGCATTGGTTTATTTTGTCTTGCTTTGCTGGTTTTAGATCTGCTGAGATTAGTTTGTGTAAAGGTGATGACCTTGAGGAAATGCAGGATGGTTATATGATCCGTGTTCCCGCTGGTAAAGGTGGCACAGATTTGGCTTTACCAGCACATCCTGTTGTTGTCGAAATGATCAAATCGTATAACACTTTGGGTAGGTTATGGCCAACAGTTAAATCACACCAATTATCAACTTATGCGTGCAAAGAATTGAGAAGATTAGGAATAAATAAAAAACTTCATTCTGGTAGGCACTATTTTGCCACGAATGCTTATTCTGTTTCTAATGGTGATTTGTTGGCTGTCTCTAAACTGATGCGCCACGCTTCACCTGCTACCACAGCGATTTATGCTGAGTTGGCTTCACCTGTTGCAAAACAGGTAATTAACTCAATGCAAACACCAGGTATAGAATAGAACTAAGAACCTGCGCATCTATTTTTAGAAAGGTTCTAATGAAACCAGCAATTATCAAAGATATTATTTTTAGAAGTTTTGCTTTATTCCTTGTCACAGCCTTACCTGCTATTGGTGCAGGTTCTTTCATTGGTGTAGAACCAGTAAATTCCGCTGTCATTGCGGGCGCGCTTGCGGTGTCAAAAATTGCAACCGATCTCGCCAAAGCATTCTTAGATGACGGAAAATTAACTCAAGAAGAAGTTGATGCAATATTCAAAAAAGCAGGCAAGAAAGAAGAAACTAAATAATGGGGTTGCCAATTGCTAATGGAAAGATTACTACACCTTACAATAAAAAAGGTAAGATGTGGAAATCAGGTTTTCATACTGGTGTGGACTTCGCTGTACCTACAGGTACTGACATTATTGCTGTTGCTGATGGAAAAGTTGCTAACGCTAACTGGGGTAAATCCTACGGAACACAAATTGTACAAAAACTTGAGGGACAAAACGCTTGGGTTATT